CTTGAGATGCGGGGGTGATGGTTACGTGCGGCTGAGCAAAGAACGGAATGGGACTGGCGAGGAGGTCGCTGAGCGTCTCCGCATCAGACGAGAACGAGAAGTCGGCAGAGTACAATTCTTCGCCACCACCAGCGACCGTGAGGGTGCTGCTCTTGTACACCTTGATCGTCACCGTGTCGCCAGTGTCGCCGTCGTTGTCAGAGATGGTGGCTCGGACCCCGAGGAGCCTTCCCACTGCGACCCCTGCCCCACCATCTTCGGTGACTGCCTGGGCTGCACTCTGACTGACTGCCTGGTTCGTGAACGTCAAAGCGTCCACGTTGAATAGACCCATGGTCGCCCCCTCAGTCGAACGCAGCGGTGAAGGTCTTCGAGGTGGTGCCGTTGCTATAGACCACGGTCGCCTTGAGGTTGTGCCCGGACTCGTCAAGGTAGAAGGCAATCTCGCCTGCCTTGCCCGATGCCGACTCGAACCCGCTGGTGACCGCAGACGCATTGACCCGGATGTAGCAGTCGCCGTCGTCGTTCACCTTGATGCCGTGCCCGATGTGCTTCGTTCCCTTTGCCATGATACCCGCTCCTTGTCAGAGCCTGCCGAAGCAGGCGGGTGGTGGTTACTTCTCTCGATTCTTCCTGTCTCTCAGGCGGGCTGTGTCGCGAGCCTTCTTCGCTGCCTCCCTGGCAGGCATCCCGCTCTTGACCATGCGGCCTTGTAGCCTGTCCATCGCCTCACGGTAGCCTCGTGTCTCTCCGTCACTCATGCCTTGCCCTTGCCCTTCGGCTTGCTGACAACAGTGGGGGTAGGAGGGGGCTGAGGGTCAGCGGTGTCAGCCGACATCGCCTTGAGTAGCTTGAGGGCTGTCGTGAGCCTGGCCCCGATGACCTGGTTGTGCGGTGCGTTGGCTGCTGCACTCTCCATGCGGTCGACTCGTTGCTTCTGTCTCTCGATGTTCATGTGCCGCACTCGCGGGTTCATGGGTGCGAGGATGCCTGAGGTGATGAGGTGTCGCATGAACTGCTGGAACTGCTCCCCGCCTTCACTCCAGAAGGCTCGGTTGCCTACGACCTCCACGCTCTCAGAGGCATCGCAGTGAACGACCCCCTTGCCAGCCTTGGGGATTCGCTGGACGTACCATCGGAACTTGCCGAGCCGCTCATCGGAAGGCTGGATAATCTGCCACCCCTTGCGGGTCCGTGCTGCAACTGCCAGGTCGGTGCCGCCCCCCTCCAGGACACCACCCACGCCAGGGTCGACCTTGAGCTTGCCGAGCAGGGGGAGCCACTCGCCAGTCGCATCAATGAACTGCCACCGATGAGGGTGCGCCATGTACAGGAACGGAGAGGTCGCCTTCGTCTGCGGTGGCAGCTTGGGCGAGTCAGGGCTGTCCTGCTGTGTGATTCGTTTGCCGACGATAGCTGCCATGCTGTTCGCTCCTGTGTGGACCTCAGGCGAGGGGGGAGGTTGAGGGGGAGGAGCCCCCCTCGCCTGGTGCCCCGGACTGCTAGCGGTCCGTAATGATTGAGACTCCTCGAAGGTCCTCGCACTCGATCACACCAACGAAGGCGTGGGCGATGATGCGCGAGATGCCTGGGTCGGCTGTCCGCGAGAACTCTGCGTACACAGGGCTCGCAGCAGGGACTGAGGCTGCGATGCTGCCAGGCATCTGCCCTCGTGCGGAGGCTTCGGCGTAGCCGATAGCACCCATCCCCATCATGCAGCCAGCAGAGTCAGCACCACCGTTCGCAGTCACGACACTGTCACTGGTCCAGATGTCGACGCCGAGGTAGCTGCCCTTGAAGCCGGGGCCTCGCAGGGACAACTGGTCGGCAGTCGCAGGCATGAACTGGACAGCACCACCCTCACTGCGAAGTGAGGACTGGAGGTCGGTGTACTGGGTCGGGAACAGGATCGCAGAGTACGGTCCGGGCACGATGTTCTGCTCAAGATTGAACATGGCATCGAACCAGTCATCGGTCGTGAGGTCCACGGTCGTGCTGCCGCTGGTGGTTGCGAAGTTGTCGATGAGTCCACAGAGCATGTCGGTGACTCGGAGGAGGTACGCATCGGCAGCAGCCTGAGCGAGGCGAGGCAGGTCCAGGTTGCCGGGGGCACCCGTCACCATGAACTTATCGCTGAGCCCGTAGCTGATAATCTGCTGCGCCACCGAGACAGTGAACTGCCCGTTCGTGACGGCAGTGTTATCTACTGCCGTAGTCTCATCGGGGTTCGCGGCGGTCATCGCATTGTTGAGCGTGACTGTGCCTGTCTCCAGGGTGTCAGAGCCAGAGCCACCGAGGTCGCCGAGCTTGACGAACAGGGACCGGACATCGACCTTGTCGACGAGGTTCTCCCAGATGAGGGTGTTAAAAACCTCGGCAGCGCGCAAGTTCGCTCCGCTGCCTGTGAATGTTACTTCGTTCGCCATGACGGGTAGTCCTTCCAGTTGACGCGGGAGCGCCCTGGTGGTGAGTGGTTCTGCCTCAGCCCTTTGCGCCCGACTACCCGGCGACGGTGTGGCTGCTGATGCCTGCTCCCTTTACGCCCGATTACGCTCGGCGACAGCATGGAGGAGACATCACGGACAACGGTACGACACTGGCTCAGAGGGTGTCAACCTTCAAGAGGACCACGGACTCGTGAGGCCTGCCAACAGTTCACCCTTCTGCGACTTGAAGTCCTCGATGCTCAGCCCACTGATGGAGCCGGGAACGAAGGGCTGCGATGGGGGTGGTGTGGGCTGTGCCCCGTTGTTCGCCTGGGGTGCAGGGACTACGGGAGGAGCTACAGGCTGCGATGCGGCTGGTGCTGTCACCACTGGCTCAGGGGCAACAGGAGCAGGGGCAGGGGCAGGTGCCAGTGAGGTCAGGTCACTGATGAGCCGATCCCGGTTCGTGCTGAACCAGTCGGCCCAAGGCTGCGCCTCTGCCCCTGCCTGCTGCTGATGCTGTCCATGCTGGTGCAGCATGAAGTCCCGGACGCTCTGGGTCTGGACCCCTGCCTCAAGCATGCCGACATGATGTGCGGAGGTCTGGGCTGTGTGCCTCGCAGTCTCAAGCTCAGCCTGCAAGGTAGCAGCAGCCTCGACCCTGGCTGTCAGGTCTGCGACCTGGGCTGTGAGGGCGGTCTGCTGTTCTGCTGCCTCAGCAGCCTGTCGCTCTGCTGCCTTGCGCCTCTCAACTTCCTGCTGGAATCGTTCCTCGGGGATGGTTGCCTCAGTCACTTGTCGCCTCCTCTGGTGTTGCTGGCTTGAACCCACGACCGACTGAGCCCATTACCTTCGAGGCTGCGTCTGGTGGGAGATTGAAGAACTCACTGAGCATCGAGAGGCCTGCATCTCGGGGCAGGGTGCCCTCGGCCACTGACTGCACGATTGACATGGCTGCCCCCACCTGCGCCCCATTGAGGGCAGTGTCAGCGGCCTTCTCCTCGGCGGCAGGCTCGGCTGTGTCTGAGGGGTCACCCTCTGCCTCGTCGGTCGCTCCTGGTTCGTCTGAGACACCCACAACGGTCGCGATGGTCTTGAGTCCTGCCGCCTCAACCTGGACCCGCTCCAGCCAGGCGATAGCCTCGTCCCTGTTCCAGCCGGGGTTCTCGGCGATGACTACGTCCACGATGCTCCTCGTGCCTAGCTCAAGCCCTGCCTTCGCCTCTGCGACGCGAGCCTGTCTCTCGGCTGTGGTCAGTGGGACCTGGGCGTATCGCAGGTTCCAGCCAGCCTCGGGGAAGGACTCCCCGTCGTACCTGTTGCACAGGGCAGCAGCGAGGGCGATCACCCTCCTGTCGCCTGACTCCATCTGCGGCATGAGGGCCTGCTGCCTCTCTCGCACTGCCTCTCGCTTGAGGCTGATAGCGTAGCCGCTCTGCCCTGCTCCACTCTGCTCGATGTCAGCAGGGCTGATGCCTGCCGAGATGAGGGCTCGCTGCTCGTAGGCATCGATCGCCAGTTGCAGCCTCTCGGGGTCACAGCCTGCTGACCACTGGAGGGCCTGCACTGAGCCAGCCCCCTCGGAGTCAATCATCAGCATGGTGGTGGGGTCTGCTGCGACCTCTCGCCTCGATGCCCTGTTGCCCCCCTTCGTGGCTGTGCCTCTGATGGTGCCGTTCGCGAGGCCTCTGATGGGGTGGCTGGCATCTCGTACGCAGTAGTTCCAGAACGTCCACAGGGTCGCCACAGTCAGAGTCGCCTCGACTGTCTCCTTGCCTGTCCAGGCATCCCACAGGCTGTCGCCACCACCCTCGGCATGGTAGAGGACGTACGGGACCACAGGCTCACCATCCACGATGTACGGGTAGTCGCTGCCTGAGAAGGTGCCGCCGAGGACCTGCTCAGTGATGTCAGCCCCTCGCTTGATGTCAGCCCCATCGGGCAAGATGACCCGATAGCTCGGCTCCTCGCTGATGTCGAGAACGTCCCAGGTCCACAACTGCTGCGCCTTGCCCTGCTTCTCGACTGTCCTGATGCGGGCCTCAACCACCATGTTCGGATCGTTCGGTGAGTCAGGTGAGGCAGCAGCCCACACCATGTCGGGAGGCACGACACGGAACTGGAGCCCATCCTCGGGCACATAGCCCACCCGCACCAGGCTCTCTCGCATCCCCACGACCTGCCTCTGGTTGCGACCCAGGACAGGCCACAACTCAGCACCCCTGAGCTTGTCACCGAAGTCGGCTACCTTGGCCTCGTTCGCATCAGGGTGTTCGATGGTGGGGGGCTTGCCGTACAGTCTGCTCATCTGGTCCACGATGGAGCGGAACAGGTTGCGGGTCTGGTCGCGATAGCCGAGTCGCTCTGCTGTGCCTGGCTGGAAGAACTCAGCGATGCGCTCGTCCAGGTCCCTTCGCCACCACCCCTCAAGGATGCGACGTCGCAGCCTGGAGTGGGACCTCCGCTGCTCGTCATCATTGTCAGGCAGGGGGGGTCGCTGCTGCTGTGCTCGCTGGTCTGGCATGGTCACCTCACACGGAGAGATTGAACGCCCGCCGAGCGGGTGTCAAGGAACGAGCGTCCGATGTACCGAGCCGCATCGAGAGCGTGGCTGAGGTCCCTGTTCGCCTGGTCACCCCCCGGACCTCTCCAGTGCCTGAGCGACTCGATGAGATGGGCGCATCGTGGGTGGATGGATAGGTCACCCTTGACCATCGCAGCATGAAGGAGGCGAGCGCTGTACACCACCGAGCCGGGTCCCTTCTTCGCAGGCCTGATGCGGAAGGGTGGGGAGTGTTCGGGGTAGCCCGAGAGGGCTGCGACAGCCTCAGTGAGCAGTGCGTTGATAGCGTAGCCTGCGGCAGACTTCCCGGCTGAGTTCGTGTCGCCCCTGGCCTCATCCACTGCCTCAGGTCCCAGACCTGACCGCTCCAGCATGTCAACGATGCCGAGTGCATCTGCCTCGATGCCTGTCTTGCCCTGGCTGACGTACTCATCCAGGAACCACACCCTCGGTCGCTTGGGGTCACGCTCGAAGGCACAGAGCAGGGCGACCTCCCTGCCTACGTCCTCACCGTGGTCAATGCCGAGGCCGATGCTGACCTCCCTGTCGGGCAGGTCCTCAGTCACCATATCGTCATCGAAGGCTGCGAAGTAGCGGTCAGGGGTCACCCCATCCCAGTCACCGTAGATGACCTGCGGTCGCTGAGAGGGCAGGCAGACAGCGATCGCCTCATCGACCTGGTCCTGGCTCATCCAGGGGCATGCCTTCGTCGAGAGGGAGTAGTGCGTCTCGCTGATGACCCCATCCTCGACGACCTCCCTGAGCCAGTCCACAGGGCGACCGACAGGGGTGAGAGTCATGTACAAGCAGCCGCCAGTCTGCACCAGCCTGGACACCGACTCGGCATACATCTCAGGGGGTGGGGGCTCATCAATCCAGCACAGGTCGAGGGTGGCTGAGGCGAG